CTTAATATACTTTGTACCTGTCTCTAAATACAAACCATACTTTACAGTCTTAACTACAATAGTATTTCTTAATTGTGCAACCTTTACTGAATTTAATAATGTTCTACTTTCAGGTTGTGGATATTTCCAATAGGTAGGATGTGCTTTTAGATAAGCAGTCTTTAATGCTCTTCTTCTACCGATTTGCTTATTATTGCTACCATTTAAATTAGCAATGATATTTTTTCTTACAGAAGGTACAAGTTTTGCTATTGCTTCCTGTAAAGTCATTATGGGTTAAGATTAATAGTGCAATAATTAAAGCAGTTGTTTGGTACGGACACATCAAAAGATATTGCCCAACCTGCTAATACATTATCAAATCTATCTAAGAATGGAACAGTCCTAATAGTTCCTAATTCAAATTGACCAAAGTTATTTGTATATGCCATTACATCATTCATTATACCCATTAAGTTTGCATAGATATCATTTACATCATCTATTCCTTCGTATGGTAATACTTGCTTATTCTTATTGTTAATAGAATCAGGAGTAATTAGTTTTGGTTTGTCTGCAAGAATTAATGTAAAGTTATAGGTTACAATCTTTGGTGTAATATCAGTTGAGTCAACATTGATATTTGCAATTGGATACATTGGAAACTCTTTAATATCTAAAGAGAATATGTCTCCATGTGATACAAAGCCAATAGATGGATGATTTTTGAGTATTGTTTTCCAATAGTCCATCATCACATAGTATACACAATAGTTACTTGCAGAGTTTAATGTTGCCATAATAGTTTATTTTAGAAGTGAATACCACCGTAATACTGGGAACTTTTATCCGGATAGACCTCTGTTTGGTCACCCGTTACTTGTAGATACTCTGGTATACCACCTGCGTTTGATGTTGCTATTAACCAATCTTGCATTCTAGTTGCATAGTAGTCAGCATTGTTTAATGCTTTATTCAATAGATAATCTAATTCTACTTTGGTAGGTGCAGTTGATTGTTCTGATAAATGTTTTACTGCCCCACCTGCTTTAAAATCAATTGATGAGAATGGGATAAACTCAGTACAACCATACCATATTAAAGTAGGTTTTACATAATCTTCTAATAGTGTTTGGTAATCACCTGTAACACTACCTGATTGTATAGATGTTTGTAGTTTATCATAAAGCACAGTACCTAATAAATTAAGCATATACTTTTCTTGTGCTGTGCGAATAAACGGAATTAGTTTATCTGCGTCAATTGCTCCACCTAATGGAGTATTTTTTATAATGTCATTTCTACTTACGAATAATGCGAAGGCCATAGTTGTATTCTTTAATTATTTAACAAAGTGGTTATTCATAATCATTTTTGAAAAACGCAGAACTCACTTTTGGTAATGGTTCATTTGGTGTTGGTTGTGGTATAGACTCTGCATCATCAACTTGTGATTGTTCGTTTGCTTGGTCTGCAACTTCTTGAATTGTTTGTCCTGATTCTTCAGCCTGTTTAGAAGCAATTGAGAGTGGCATAATTTGTTCTATGTATAAGTCTGTCTTAGTATATCCACCTGCTTCTAAAACCTCCTCTATATGACCTAATAATAAGTTTTGGAAAGGTACAATAGTCATACTCTGTAAGATACTAAACGCCATTGCCATCTCATCTGCGTTAGAACTAAAACCATTTGCTTCTGTACGAATACCGAATAACAAAGGTGAGGTAATTCTATGTGCAACTAATATTCTATCTTGTGCGTATTTAGCAACATACTCATACTTCTCATGTAAGTTTTCAGTTTGTATTGCATCGAATGTAGGTTTGTTTTCAGCTGAGTCATTAAAGGTAATCATAAATCTACCTGCGTTTCTAGTGCCTGTAAACTTAGATACGATTTGGTCTTCTATTACATCTCTTTCTTCAATTGGTGGAACTCCGTTATTTAAGTTGATTGCAACTAAAGGTAAGAAACCATTTTCAATATTGTTTAAGTGTAAGTTTGATAACTCTGCTTCACTTGCTGTAAATTGTAATGCTGAAATCCAATCAGGTAGGGAATAATAATATTTACCTGGTGTATATCCTTTAACATATGCAATCTCTACTTTCTCTTTAGATGTACCGAATGCAGGTAATTTCTTTTTATTACGAATTGCTTTCATATCATTCCAGTCAACTGCGTAATAATAATTTTCTATTTGTAATGAATCATATAGTTTCTCTGCTCTTAACTTTTGTACAGGTACATGGTATATTCTTAAAACTTGTGTATGTGCATCATTCCAAACTATTTGCATTGCTGCATTACCAAATAGTTTTAAGTCAAATGAAATCTTTCTACCATCATTTTTACTTAATACCTTTTTCAAAGTATCTTCAAATTCTACATTGTTTGTATAGATACCCTCACCATATATTAAATCAGCGATACCTTCTACACATGCTGCATTGGTTGTAGATGTATTATATGCTTCTTCAATTAAGAAAAAGAAATCATCATTATCATAAACACCAACAGGAACCCATGATTGTCTTGTTTTGGTATCTTCGGTGATAATAGGTATTTCGTGCCTACTTAGGTTAATTACTTTTAAGTCGTTCATATTATAAGATTATGTATTCGTTAGATGATGTATAAGATAAGCTAGTATCATTTTGTGTTGTATAGTCAACTTTATTAGATTGTGATACAAAGTAAGATGCTGATTGTCTTGCAAATACTTGTACCGTTCCTTTATATTGTATTGTAGAAACACTACCTGTTGTATCCCATAGCAACATTCTATATTCGTCTGCTACTTTACTACCTGATATTTGAGGAAAATTAAATTGTATTAGTTGTGAATCAGCTATTGTGCTATAAGATGAAGTCCCCAATGATATTGAAGTAGATGCATAAGTCAACATATTTGTCAAACTTATTGCAAGACTGCCAGATGAGATTGGTTGTGTATATCTAAATGCAGTTTGATTGCTGCCACTAACATAGTATGATATCATGTGTTTGTATTTAACTTGTCTATACTATATAACAAAGTGATAATACCTATGTTTTATCCAATAAAAAACCCCCACATTTCTGTGAGGGTTAATATTTTTCGTATATTATTACTACTATACTGCTTGATAAGTTGCTACGGTAATTGAACCGCTGATACCTGCAAATGGATTGGTAGTTGTGCTACCGCTTAAAAATTGTGCGAAGTCAGGCTCGTTACCTTGAAGGGTAAGAGAATAACCATACAAATCTTGTAAGTTTGCTCCAGTTGAAATAGTACCTGCAGTCACATCAGCTCCGAATCTTCTACCCACTAACAATGCATCACCTGCATTTGTGTGAACGATGATACGAGGGCGTGAATAAGAAAGCACTTTCAATTCTTTGCTCATTGCGTTAGTCAATTTCTTTAAGTTTAATACTGCTTCTTGTGTAAAAGAAGTAGTACCATTTTCTCTTGAAGTATTAACTGTCTCTGTGTAAGTTGAAGTTCCTTTCAAATCGTACTTGTATACAGTTGTAGCTGCACCCAATGAAGTGATAAGACCATCAGCATCCGTAGAAGCAAATGATGCAGTTTCGTTGTAGTTAATAAAATATACGGCTTGCAAACCACCTACTGAGTCTTTACAAGGTTCTAATCTAGATGTCGTTAAGTTACATGCCATGATTTTAAATTTTAATTTTAATTAATTTTGTTTACTACAATTACGCTTTATGAATTGCAATGTCAGAACCGATACCAAACTGAACACCCGCGGTCATACGCATGATAATACGCACATTTTGCGAGCCGTCTAAGTCTGCCATGTCTAATACTTTAACTTCATTTGTGTCAGATAATAAACCTGTTCCGAAGAATAAGTTTGATTTCTCAGCTGCAACCATGTAGTTTGCTGGCATACCTGGAGCAACGAATAATGGAATACCATTATAGTCGAAAGGTTTTTGACCAACTGTAACAAGATTGTTATAGCCGTTTGCGTAGTTAGCACCTAATGCTTGTTGGTATGCTTTTGCAGCACCTGTTCCAATGTAGATAACTAAGTCTTCTTTACCATACACTGCTGCAGGGATTACATCAACTAATGCCGCTAAGTCAGCGATTACAGTTGTTGAATCAATTGAACCACTGTTAGATGATGATACTACATTTGTACCACCAGCAGTCAATAATCCTAATAGACCTGTGAATGTACCACTACCTGATGCTGTTGCTCTCCAGATAGATTGTTCGATTTGTTGTGCAACTGTATTTGATACATTTGCCAATAAAAAATCTGTGAAATTTGCAGGTAAATTATCGTAAACAGAGAATCCCATTTCTGCGGCTTCCCAATCTGAACGAAAATCTTTCTTACATAATTCGATGTTTACTTGCAACTCTTTTGGTTGTAAGATAGCCTCTGTTAGAGTTACACTACCTGTTGATGCGAAATCACAAGTTGCGTCTTGGATGATATTCGCTGTTGCAATCTTCTTCATGACCTGCTTAAATTTAACATTTGGAACAATCGTGATTGCTCTTTCTGCTAAAGTTTTACCTGAAAGTAAAGCCGCAGCAATGTACTTGCCAGCGAACTCACCTGCGTAGGTAGAGGTAATTGAAGTAGATGTTGCAAAGTTTTGTTTTTGCTTCATTTTCTTTTTTTTAATTTATGAATTTATTTAGATAAGTTTTGTAAAACTCTATCCATTGTTGATTGTTTTTTTGCTGGGTTGAAGTTGTAAGATAAGTTTACTGCAGTCTCTTCAACTGGTGCACCATCTAATACAGGTACATCTACTTCTTCATCTTCATCTTCTTCGTCAACAGTTACTTCAACTGCTGCCATCTTTTGAGATTTGAAATCGTTAATCATAGATTCCATTTCCATAATCTTAGCTTCCATTTCAGCAATCTTTTTGTCTTTCATTTCTGATTCTGTTGGGATTGTGTCAACTGGTACTACTTCCATCTCCATTTCCTTTTCGATTTCTACTTGAGAAGCTTCAGGAGCCATTGGTGCTGCTTCTTCTACATTTTGTCTTTCAGTAATCTTTCCGTCAGCAACTAATACTCTAATTACTACTTCATTACCTTCTGAATCTTTTAATGCAATCTCATGCTCACCTGTTGGTGCTGGAGATTTAGTTCCATCCTCAGATACTACATCAATAGTTTCACCAACATCAAATGTGTTAGATTCTAAAATTGTACCATCCTTTAATTGTCCATAAGTTAATGCAACTTCTTCTTTCACCGAAAGTAAAGTCATAATCTTATTTAACATAGTTTGTGCGCTCATATTATTATTTTTTATTTAACAAAGTTTAGTATATATCGTTTAATTTGATGTTGGGTATGGTGATTGTGTTTTACCAATACCTTGTGCCCAAAGTCTACCATCACAGCATTTCTTAGAGTATCTCTTTTTATCTTTACATAGACAACCTCTAGTGGAACCTGGACCAGGACTAGATAAACCCTGTGTAGGGCCTATAAAGATTCCGTATTCGTTAGCTCTTCTCATATTCTATATAACAAATTGATAATCGTTTTTCCAATTATTGTAAACCTTTCATTGCCTGTTTATGCATCATCTCTTGCACCAGTATAGTATCTGATTTATATGCAAGGTATAATAGACATTTCTCTAATGGTTGCTTGACTATCTCATCAAACTTTAACATATCACCATTAGATAATTCTACTATTGAGGAATATCCTTTCCACTTTTTTCCATG